TTCTTTAGTTGAATAATACTCACGTAATACATCTAATAAAGGTCTTGTCCAAGGTTCCATCTTTTGATTGATATCCCCTGGTAAAAAACCATGTTTTTCATCATCAACACCTACTGCGGGTCTGGATAGAATAATCCTATCACAGTCTCCGTTTCGCATTGCTTTGATAGCGGCTTGCATTGCAAGATATGTTTTTCCTGTCCCTGCAGGTCCCGAAACCACGACTATATCTGTCTTGTCATCAAGTAGTGCTAATATGTATTTTTCTTGATTAATGGATTTTGGGATGAGTTCTACGGATTTACGTACCCTTGGTTTTTGCGTTACTTGTGCTTGTGAAAAGTCAATTGTTTTTGATTCTTTCGTATAAAATGTATTTCCTTCTTTTTTACTGTGTGAGAAGCGTGTGTCCTGTGTTCTTAATGCGCTAGTTTTTCTTTTGCTCAAGTTGTTCTCCTTTGTAGAGCGTGAGTACTCATAATACTCAATATTATTTAAGGTTAATATATATCAACATAGTAGCATACTTTTAGCACACATATAAATGATAAATATTAGGCTAATTTGGGCCTTATTCAAATCTATATATAAAATCAGATTAAGATAAATATATGCATGAGTACCTTACCTACAGCCGACGATTTTTTTGATGATGTTGATTATGTCAGCATTATCAGCACCATTAAAGGGATATACACCAGCAACGGTTCTATGTCCGTATTATTAGACTTTGAACGTGTTTTGGATGAAGCCGATTTATATGCTTTTAGAAACTGGCAACTTGGAGAATTAGTTCAAGGACCTGTTGTAAAACGATATAGTGTAGCCTGTATGTTTATGTGGCCATACAAACTAATGCCTGACCCAACCGGGGCCAAACGTTTAGTTAAATTGGGTTGTAAAATACAATGGAAAAAAACTTCAATTCAAGTTCCAGTTGAAGTAGATGATTATGACGATTATGTACCAGGGACACGCTATCCAAAGATGAATAAAAAAGCAGTCTGGCTGGTCAACATTGAAATGCCTAAAGAAATTATGGATGACATACGTGAAGGTAGTATTGACTTAGCTGGACAGAATATTGACTTGAATGAACTTGACGATTCATATATAGATGATTTAGAGTCAGAAGATAGTGATGGTAGTGAAGATGGTGGTTTAAATCAACAGCAAGAACCGGGTATGACGGGTAATATGCCATTAGATGCTAATGCACCTCCCCCAATGGGAGCAATGTAATATGAGTAAAATTATAATTAACGAAGGTTTAGACTATCACGACTTAGAGGGTCAATTACTACCACAAGTCACAGTAGATGAATATGCCGCGCATATGGGTAAAGACAGTGAAATTGTTACACTAGCATTTACTATTAAAAACAAACAAGCCGGTGACGATCTATGTGATTGGTTTGAGCGTGGGTATGATTTTGTACTAGACGCACAGGTTAGTGATGGTGAAATAAGTCCCGGGCGATATCTGGTGTTTGTAGAAATGAATCGTAGAAGTAGTGTTCCATCACGTATCATTGAGTTATTAGAAGATTTAAAAACACTAACTGATATGAAATTAAGTGATTGGACTGTTATGATTGATAGTGAAGAATATGAACCAACAGAAGAAGTACTAAAACAAGTATTAGTTTTATCACCGCATAACTATCGTGTTGAAGAAGAACGTGAAGAAGATTTAAATGAAATGAGACATCGTGCAGGATTAGATGTTAAACCTATATACACAGATAAACAGGATGCTGAACTTAAAGCATTCAAGTCAATAGCAGGATTATAAATATGCCAACTATATTACCTAAAAAAGCAGGATATGAAGTACCAACAGCATTAGATGACGACCACTATGATGCACTAGCGTCTGACCCGTCAATTCAACAATTTCCACAAGGTAGCAGTTATGGTTCAAACACATCATTTGGCGGGCCTTCAGCATTTGGCTCACCTTCGTCAGGAGGCTTCGGTGGCGGTTCGTTTGGTTCATCAGGATCGTTCTCAAATCCTGGCTTCAATCAACAATCAACATCAGGCTTCGGAAGCACACAGAACATTAATCAATCAAACAGCAATCAACCAGTACTCACAGGAGCCGCACCAACAAATGCCGCCAGTGGAGCAGATGTATTAGTCGCACATGATAAAGATTCAACTGATTGGATCAACAAAAAATGGCGTCCAGTTATGGGTTGGATCTATATGCTAACTTGTACAATGGACTTTGTTATATTCCCAATATTATGGAGCTTATTGCAAGCAATGAGCAAAGGTAGTGTTACAATGCAATGGCAACCATTGACATTACAAGGTGCTGGTCTTTACCACATCGCTATGGGTGCTGTTCTTGGTATTGCCGCATATGGCCGTACAAAAGAAAAGATTGAGGGTAAATCTTAATTTGACTATTAACACATAAGGTGTTATACTATTCAGATGGATCATTATCAAACGTTGGGTGTAGCTAAAAATGCTACCCCTGACGACATAAAAAAATCATATCGTAAACTAGCAAGTAAACATCATCCTGATAAGGGAGGAGATACTGCTACGTTCCAAAAGATAGAAGAAGCATATCGTATTCTTAGTGACCCGAATCAACGACAGCAATATGATAATCCAATGCCTCAAGGTAATCCTTTTGGAGGATTTCAGGGTGGAGGATTTAATTTTAACGGTGATTTAAATGATTTGTTTGGACAAATGTTTCAACAACATAATCGTAGAAATCCAAACATACCCCATACATTTAGAACAACAGTTAGTGTCACACTTGAACAAGCATATTACGGAGACACGCAAAATTTAAAACTACAAACACCTAATGGCACTCATGCTATCAACATACAAATACCTAGAGGTGTAACTCACGGAGCACAAATGCGTTATGAAAACGTTATACCACACTCTATATTACTTGTTGAATTCCACGTTCAAAATCATTTAAAGTATGAAAGAAGAAATAATGATTTATACTGTAATCATACTATATCAGTTTTAGACTTAATAGTTGGTACTGAATTTGAATTCAATACCCTCGCAGGTAAAACATTATTAGTAAAAATACCACCAAAAACACAACCGCATATGCATTTAAAAATAGCAGGAGAAGGCATGCCCATTGTCAATAGTAATCTTTTTGGCGACCAAATCATATTGATTAAACCAATTATACCTGATATAATTGACTCTGAAATAACTGATAGCATTATGCGTTTTAAAGCTAAGTAAATAAATATAAAGGAAATAATACTTTGACCAACTCACCCGAAATTGAAAACATTATTGAACAAGCTATTGCTTTTGCAAAAGAACGTAAACATCAATATTGTACCGTTGAGCATTTGCTACTATCATTAATTAATCACACACCATTTAAAAAATGCTTAGATAGTTTTGGTGCTGATACTGAATTAATGACTCAGGAAGTAGGTAGCTATCTAGATGGATTACATGCTATTGAATTAAAACATATTGCAATGGAAGAAGTTCAACCACGTAAAACAAACAGTTTAGAACGTGTTATGAACCGTAGTGTAACACAAGTATTGTTCACTGGTCGTAGACAAGTTACAACGATTGATTTGTATCTAAGTATGGCAAGTGAAGGCAATAGTCACGCACATTACTTCTTATTGAAGTATGGGATTAACAAACAAGAGTTTGTAACTCATTGGCAAAAAACATACAAGGGAGCTGAATTCACTACTAAACTAAGTGATGGTCAAGCAGATGAAATTTTAGAAGAATATACTATCAATCTAAGTGAATTGGCTAGACAAGGTAAACTTGAACCACTAATTGGTCGTGCAAAAGAACTTGATGAGATTGTTAATGTATTGGCTAAACGATTCAAGTCAAATGTATTAATGGTAGGTGATCCGGGAGTAGGTAAAACTGCCATCGCAGAAGGTCTTGCACAAACTATTGTTATGGGTGACTGCCCTGAATTTATTCTTAATCACGATGTATATAGTCTTGAAGTAGGTTCACTACTTGCTGGTAGCAAGTATCGCGGTGACTTTGAAGAAAAAGTTAAGCACGTATTAGACGCATTGAACACAAAAAAGAAAGCCATATTATTCATTGACGAAGCACACACAATGAAAGGTAGTGGTGGAGGATCTGGTGGAGGAAGTGTTGACTTTGCTAATATGATTAAGCCTGCAATTACTAAAGGTACATTGAAAGTTATCGCTAGTACTACTTGGGAAGAGTACTATGAATCATTTGAAAAGGATCGTGCGTTAATGCGTAGATTCTATCGTGTAAGTATTGACGAACCAAATAAAGATACAACTATCAGGATTCTCACTGGATTAAGTGAAAGATTGAATGACTTCCATGGTGTTGAAATTACTCCTGAATCAGTTACTGCCGCAGTAGAAAGTGCTGAACGTTATATTCACGATAGAAAAAATCCAGACAAATCTATCGACTTGCTTGATGCGGCTTGTGCTAGACAGAAAGTTGATGGCAATAGGGGAATTCAGATTACTAAAGATATGATTTTTCAGCAAGTTGAACGCTTTACAGGTGTCCCTGCTGATAAACTTAGTGGTGATAACATGGATCGTATTCAAACACTTGAAGTTAATGTCAAGGGTAAACTGTATGGACAGGATGAAACAGTTGATAAGGTACTTGAACGAGTATATGTTAGTTTTGCAGGTATTGGTAGTGAGACTAAACCTACAGCAAGTTTCTTGTTCTTAGGCCCAACTGGTACAGGTAAAACAGAATTAGCTAAGTTGTTAAGTAAAAACTTAGAGATGCCATTGCTCAAATATGACATGAGTGAATACGGTGAAAGACATTCAGTATCTAGTTTGATTGGACCTCCTCCTGGTTATGTTGGCTTTGGTGACAGTCAAGTAAGTGGTGGTAGATTAATCAACGACCTAAGTAAGAACCCACATAGTATCTTGTTGTTTGACGAAGTTGAAAAAGCACACCCGGATATCTTTAACATCTTCTTGCAGATGCTAGATGAAGGGCGTGTAACTGGTAGTAACGGTAAAGAAGTTAACTGTAAGAATACTATCATTATTATGACTAGTAACTTGGGTAGTAGTGATAGTGAACGTAATAACATTGGTTTTGGTAATCAAGAAAAATCGGGTGAGGATGACAAAGCACTAAAAGAATTCTTTAAACCAGAATTCAGAAATCGTTTAGATTTGGTATGTAAGTTTAACAAATTGGATATGCTTGCGATTAAGAAGATTGTTGTTAAGTTTGCAGAACAATTAAAAGATTCATTGTTAGACAAGCACAATATTACATTGAACTTATCAGAACCTGTAGTTGAGTATTTGGCTGAACAGGGTTATGATAAGAAGATGGGCGCAAGACCGTTAGCACGTAAGATTGATGAGTTGATTCGTGTACCGTTAAGTAAGAAGATTTTATTTGAACGCATTAAAAATAGTGTTATCACAGCGGTTATGACTGATGACGTTATTGAATATAGCGTGACACAAAAATCAATAGCAAGAGTGGGCGAAGATGGGATTATTGAAATTAGTTAAAGACGTACCCGGTGTTGATTTTTATGAATATCGGGATAGTGATTACTATAACAAATACGAATACCGAGCAAGATTTCAACTTGTAGGTGTTCGTTATACATGGTATATCAAACACAATATCCAAGAACTAGTTGATAGATTGGATGCTCCTGCAGTAGGCTTAAGTTATCATCGTATTGCATATGAACGAGATGACGTGAGGGCCAATCTTTCTAAATTAGAAAAGTTCATACATTGGCGAAATCTTATTAAAAAGAATAAAACATCTAGTATTAGAATCGAACATAATACTGTAGCGGTGTTTAGTAATGACTTGCAAGAATTAAGAGACATTATAAATCACATTCCAGATATTGAGATAGATTATACACAGGTTCAAAAATCTGATTTTATAGGAATTAAGCATTTTGTGCGTAAGCCTAATCATAAATTTAGAGTTTATCTAAAATCTAGACGAGTTGAGGGAACTTTTGCAGTAGACCTGAACGATATGTTTAAGAAAAACAAGTCAATATACCCTAGTCCTGCACTAAAACATTGGGCTAAAGGCTCGATTCACAACAATCAGCATAGTTGGAGATATCGATATAGTAATGCTAGTCATTTTATTGATTATGATGACGAGAGCGTATTGAGTTATCTGGCATTAATTTATGGAGATATGCTTGGAAAACGTTACAAATTAGAAAAACGACCTGATCCTGTTTAAAATGATAAATACTCTAATAAAATGGAGTATTTACCATGGCAAAGATTGTAACGGAATCAATTGTAATCACGTTTAGTAAGATAGTAAAAGACAATGATGAAGGAACTAGTATCACTAGTCCTGATATCCAAGCGGCTTTAGAACAAGTTGCCCAAGAATTAATTGGTGATAGTGTAGTTGTTGAGGTTGTAAAAGCATAATGAGCCAAACAACCACACTCATATTATTACCACAAACTACTTGGAGTTCACAGGTTGCGAATGGTAATTCCTATACGGTTACCGGTAATAGCCAACCGGCTGCATCATATGTTATAACTCCCAGAGCACTACAAACGGTTAATATTAACTTATCAGACGTAAATGGTAATATAATTATTCAAGCTACGTTAGCAACCAGTCCGCTTGAAAATGATTGGTTTAAAGTGTATGAGTTAGTAGCTGACAGTAACGCTAATGCAAATTCAAGTATGTACACCAACATTGAAGGTAGCTATGTGTATATGAGAGCAAAGGTTGAGGATTTCTCTCAGGGTGTTGTTAATTTTGTAAAGTTAAGTTATTAAATGAGAACTATTGTCATTATGCCGGGAGGCTTTCATCCGTTTCACGCAGGACACGCCGCATTATATAAGAGTGCAGTAAAAGCATTTAATAATGCTGATGTGTATGTAGCCGCTACTAATGACACAAAAACAAGACCATTCCCTTTTGCTATTAAAGAGAAGTTAGCAAAATTAGCCGGTGTAGCTGATAAGCACTTTGTGCAAGTTAAGAGTCCATTCAAGGCAGAAGAAATCACACAACATTATAACCCAGATGAAGATGTATTAATCTTTGTTCGTAGTGAAAAAGATAAGAACGAACAACCCAAGCCAGGTGGTACAAAGAAAGATGGTAGTCCAGCTTACTTTCAACCTTGGACTGGTAAGAACTTACAGCCATTTAATAAACACGCATATATTGCTTACTTACCAACAGTAGAGTTTGGTCCTGGCATTACAAGTGCAAGTGAAATTCGTGCGGCATGGCCCACATTGAATGATAAACGCAAGACCGCAATGGTTATGAGTTTATATCCTGTAACACAAAAGAATCCTAAGCTTGCCGCTAATGTTGTTAAGATGTTAGATATGGGCATGGGTAACGAATTAGCAGAAGGATCATTAAACGAATTTGTCCCACCCAGTAGTGACGATGGCGGCGGAGATAGTAGAAGTCGTAGAATAAGAAAATTATTAGAAATTGCTATACAAGTAGCAAAGCAAAAAAATGTTGATGAATTAGGTATGATTCATGGTATGAATATGATAGCAGGTGATGAATTTTTCAATACAACAGTTGAAGGTATATTATCGGACATAACAGATAAAGAATATATGTTTGTGCTACAAAGTGCTTATAAAACAGTAAAGCAAGGTTTGGCAGAAGCAAAGAAAAAAAGAAAAAAGAAAAGTAAAAATCGTAGTCTTGGAAGATACTTCTTTCCGGGATATAGTTACTACGGTGGTGGTAGTGAATCAGGTGAGGGTGGAGGCGACGGTGGAGGAGGAGAAAGCATCAATCATAATATGACTGAAGGTCCTTTTGTACAACGTATTATGCATCCTAAGAAAGTTAGTATCTATTTAAGATTAGGTAAAGGTTCCAAGTTAGTTGCAACTGATATACCTTATGAAATATTAGATAGCTATGTAAAGAAAGTTATTCAGAAATATCCACAGTTTAAACCTACTGATTTCTCATTCAAATCATCTGACAAAGTAACTGAAAATTTGGGTATACCTTATCCTACTACCTATGAACAAGAGAACAACAAGTTCAAACGTAGAGGTCCAATGCGTATAACTGCTATGACTGAGTTTGCTACACCTGGTAGTGATGATAGAGAACCGGACGAGGAAGAAATATTGCGTCAATTAGCCGCACAATGGTGGAATGGTTCAATACAACAAATGAAGAAAGCCCAACAAACATTACAAGCAATGGGTTGGGAGATTGGTCAAGATGAATCCGATGATGACGATGCCGGTGTATTTGTTATACGAATAGGTGATGAGAACGGTGATAGCTATATTGCTTTCCCCCATAGTGAATTAGGTTTAAATGAGGATTACCTAAACGAAGAATAAAAATATTTCGACCCCTCTTAACTAGTGTAAATATTTACATCATTTAAGAGGACCAAATGGCAACAAAGAAAACAACTCCAAAAGCACCAGCAAAAGCTGTAAAAACTGTAAAACAATCTACGGAACCAAAAACAGTTCCAGTAGAAAAAGTACAAGAAATTGCTGACCAAGCCGCTCAAGCATCTGCGGCTGCTACCCCAACTGAAGCCCCGGCTCCAGGACAAGTACAAGTTAACGTAGACTTTCTACGTACAACAAAGGTACACATTGCAATGCCATGTTATGGTGGTATGTTGACAGAATCAACATTCATGTCTTTTATCAAGTGGGCAAACACAGCCCGTCAACTTGGTATCGATTGGACATTAGAAACAATGGTTAATGAATCACTTATTAGCCGAGCACGAAATACACTAACTGCTAAGTTCTTAGACATGCCAGACGCAACACACCTATTCTTTGTTGACGCTGACATTGGTTGGGAGCCATGGCATCTATTAGTTCTATTGAACCGTGACGTAGATGTTTGTGCAGGATTATATCCAATGAAGACAATGCCAATCAAGTGGGTAGTTAACGGATTTGAAGGTGCTGAAGAAGGACCAGATGGCTTCCAAGAAGTAAGTAAAGCAGGTACTGGTTTCTTATTAATGAAGAAGCACGTATTTGACAAACTGAAAGCTCACCCAGCTGTTAAGCAATATAAGAACGACATTGGATTAGATCCAAAGTATGACCAACACTTGAAAACATATTTTGACACAGCAGTTCGTCAGAATCGTTACTACAGTGAAGACTGGACATTCTGTGAAAACTGGCGTGACCTAGGTGGTAAGATTTGGGTTGACAAGCGTATTCTATTACGTCACTCAGGTAGTTATGTATTCTGTATGGAAAATCAACAACATTTGATGAGTACAATTGGACCTATGTTTGTTGCAGAAGAACAAGCAAAGGCTGCGGCAGCACAACAGGTTGCATCGCAAGTTGTCCCAGATAGTAATGGGAACGTTACACTAAAAATCTCTTAAATGAGTAGCCCCGAAAGGGGCTTTTTAGTGGGCATATTGTCATAGCTTTGTCATCGTACTGTCACAATTCCTGAAGTAAATACTTGTGTGTCATAGTGGCACAAAATTAACCACACAAGGAGAAACCCATGAGATTAGAATATTTAGCCGCAAGATTAGTAGCTGTAGAAGCCAAATTAGCAAACCTAACTGGTACAACAGTTAATACAGACAGTGCCACAAGCATTGAAGAACTAGACGCAAGACTTTCTGTAGTTGAAGTTCAGGTTGACCAATTAATCGCTGAGAAAACAGAAGCTCACATTGACGCTATTGTTGCCGCAGTAGCAAATGACGCACCAGTTGACGTAGCAGAAGTAGTTGCATTGTCATCAAGCGTATTCCATGAAGAAGCCGCTATCATCGTTACTGATGTTGTTACAGCACAAACTGAAGCTGATCCAATTGTTCATACTGAAGTTGCTGATATTGTTTCAGCCGCTGTTATGGCAGTTGTTACAGCAGAGCCGAAAGTTGTTATTGATCCAGTCGCAATCACAGAAGCTATCATGCAAGCAGTTGCTGATATGCCAGCCCCAACTCCAGAAGTAGCTCAACAAGTTGCTGATGCAGTTGAAGAAATTATAATTGCGGCTACAGGTGTTGAAGCAGTTACTCCAGAAGTAACACAACAAATTATTGAAGCAGTTGCTACTCCTGCAGATCCAGCATTGGACGCTATTGAAGCTCGTTTAAATGTTGCTGAAGCAAAGGTAGACAGTCTATTGGGAAAATAATAACCAGCGTTAAAGGCTGGCTATCAACCCTTTTTAAATCGGACACAAAATAGCGTGTCGCTGGATTTGCGTAACCAGTACTAAGGGCCTCAAAAGGGCTCTTTTTAATGGTTATATTGTCACATATTTGTCACAATATTCCAAATAAATACAAGATGAAAACATATCGTTCTATCTTTATCAGTGATGTGCATCTTGGTACTAGAGATAGTAAAGCAGATAAATTAAATAATTTTTTAAAACATAATACATGTGATACATTGTATCTTGTAGGTGATATTATTGATGCTTGGAGAATACAACAAAACAAATGGCGGTGGAAACAAAGTCACACCAATGTTGTTCGTAGAGTTTTGGGTCATGCTAAACGAGGAACTAAAGTAATATATGTAGCAGGCAATCATGATGAATTTTTAAGACCTATGATTCCATATGGATTCAGTTTTGGCTTAGTAGAAATTCACAATCAAATAGAACATATAGGTGCTGATGGTAAGCACTATTTAGTAACACACGGTGACTTGTTTGATGGTATAACAAGATTAGCCCCGTGGATAAGTTTTTTAGGAGACAAAGCATATGATTTCATTTTATCGCTTAATAGCAAATTCAATTGGATACGTCATCGTTTTGGTTTTGGGTACTTTAGTCTTAGCAAATACCTTAAACACAAAGTAAAAAAAGCCATAGATTTTATGTTTCAGTTTGAAAAAAATCTAGCGGCATATTGTAAGAAGCGAGGTTTTGATGGAGTTATTTGTGGACATATACACCACGCAGAAATAAAAATTATAGATGGTGTCACATACATGAATGACGGTGACTGGGTTGAAAGTTGTACAGCACTTGTAGAACATCACGACGGTCGTTGGGAAATAGTTACTTGGACTAAGGAGAAGGACGATGTGGATACTGATAATACTAGCAGTTCATATGCACGACTCAAAAGACGTGCCGGGACGGATAGAACTGACATTCCAAGACCAGCACTCTTGCCAACAGGCTTTAAGTACAATTAAATACAAACTGAAGTTTGACAATTTTAAGGTTATAGCAGAATGCAAAAAACAATAAGTGATAAAATAACTATCGTAGTCCCTTGTAAGAATGAAGAAAATTATATTCATCATTTGTTCAATTCACTACGCTCACAAAACATAGGTAACACTAGAATTATCATTGCTGATTGTAGTACTGACAATACTAGACAAGTGATAAAAGATAACAGTTATTTATTGAATGTAGAAATCATTGAAGGCGGCCCTGTATCCGTTGCCAAGAACAATGGAGCACGATTAGTCACTACTCCGTATATATTGTTTATTGACGCCGATGTTCGTTTCTTTAAGGATACGGTAATTCATGATGCTGTCAATAAAATGGAATCAATAAACTTGGATCTTGTAGGATTGAATATTAAATCTTATGATAAAGATCCAAGGGCAAAGATTGGATTCACTGCATTTAACTTAATCAATCACACATTAAAATTCTTTAGTCCTTTCGCAGTTGGAGCGTTTATGCTAACCCGCAAAGATAAATTTGATGAATACGGTGGCTTCCCTGAAAACTTAGTAACAAGCGAAGATTTCTTTTTGTCCAGAAAATATAGTCCAAAAAAGTTCAGAATAATAAAACATCACTGTGGTCAAGATAGTCGTAGATTTAAAAAGATGGGATATTTTGGTATGGGTAAATATGTAGTAAAGAATTTCATTAATCGTAATAATAAACAATATTGGGATAGTTTAGACTCATCTAAATACTGGAATTAACATAATTCAGCTCTTTTTCATTTGTATTTGTTAACAGCTAAATACACTATGGACTTAAAAGAACTCGACTCATTTAAAATGTCGGATGCAATCACATTTCACGACCAACTTAACCCAAAGTTATTTCGTGGCACTTACCTACAAGCTGACGTATCCGATCAATTAAAAGTTATAGCACAAGATTTTTTGCAAGAGTTAGGCATTAAAGATTTAGATGTTAAAGATATAACTATATCCGGATCTAATGCGGCTTACAGCTATACGCCCAACAGCGACTTAGACTTACATATATTAGTTGATTTAAGTCAGTATCCAGACGATGAGATATACCAAGAGCTATTTCACGCTAAAAAAACAATATACAATGATTCACACAACATTAAAGTTCACGGAATTCCAGTAGAATTGTATGTGCAAGATAGCAACGAACCTGTAATTAGTTTAGGCGAATACAGCATATTAAAAGACAAGTGGCTTAGAATTCCTACTAAACGTAGAAGTAATTTAGACCAAACTGCTACTAAACAGAAATATGAAAAGTTATTAAAACTAGCAGAATATGCATTAAAGTCAAAGAAATTAAGTAAAGTAAAACAAGTATTACAAACTATCAAACGTTATCGTCAAGCTGGACTAGATAAAGGTGGTGAGTTTGGTCCTGAGAATCTAGCATATAAAGCATTAAGAGTACAGGGTTACATCACTAAGTTATATGATTTGCGTGACAAATTACATAGTGAGAAGTTAACTATCGAAACGATGTATCAGCCTATCAATGATGAGGTCAATGAAGCATTTGATAAACCTTATAAAATACTTAGATGGGAAAAGGGTGACTACGGTGATGTAGACGCAATAGCACGATTAGATGACAACACCTTTCTAAGTATTATGTTCAACAAGGGAGTCAGTAAAGATTCAAAAGAGGAAGCCTGGAGTGTTGAATTCTATAGAAACAATAGCCAGGAAGTCACAGGCGAAGGTGATGCACAACGTGTATTTGCCACTGTGTTAAGTGCTATTCAAACATTTATTAAAAAGTATAAGCCTAATCGTGTAATCTTTTCAGCCAGTAAAGAAGTTGAACAAGGACAGAATGCAGAAAGTAGATCCAGCTTGTATGATAGATTAGTTCAACGCTATGCCAAGTCTTGGGGATTTAAAGCGTTCCGTGCAGACACCGGCAACAAAGTTATCTACGAATTGAGTAAGATAAAAAAAGACGTAGAAGAAGCACGTAGAAACCCAGAACAGAATAGAAAAAGTGGCTCTGGAAAATATGACCTTATTAATTACGCCGAAGATAATATTGATGATAAAGATAACTGGGCTGTTAGTATGACTATGGAGCCCAAGTTAGGTATTAATCCACGTGCGGCTGTTAGTGAAGACACCCCCAAAGGCATTTACTTTTATCCATTAAGATATTTTATGCAAATGGCTGACCGTGATGAATCATTGCCTTGGGGAGATAACTTCCCCTATCTACAGTTGTTTCAGTATAACCGTTCAGGCGAAATGACTAAACAAACTAAAGTTGATCTTGCTAAACTAAAACAAGTATTAAGTCAATATTGCCCTGAAGAAGTAATACAACAAGCAAGTGAAGAAGATGAATACGATGGTACACCATACTGGTTTATCTATGACTGCTTAAGTAGACTAGGACAAAATGATGAAACTAATGTTGTTCGTTGGAATAAAGTATTGCGTGATTTAGGCTTTACCAGTGTGTATGACGACGGTGGTGGTTGGATTGCTTACAATGAACCAACACAAGGAGTTGTGTTAGATCCACGTATTATTAAACAACATAAGATGTTTGATAATCGTAATCCAACACTACAACATAGACGATACGATATACAAGGATTAGCTGATGCTATTGGTTGGTCTAGTTATTTCCAACGTGAAAGCCAATTACAACGAATATACAATCATCCCGACGAGAAAAAAGTAATGTTGGATGTTGCTAAGAGTATGCTTAAACCGTTCTTAGGTAAATCTAGCGAAGAAGCAGATGAAATGGGATATGACCAAGCAATAAAAGATGCCGCAGATAAAGTCATTGAGATATTAAAACAGCCGATTAATGAAGCGTCTGGCTACATTCCAAGCGAAAAACAGAAAAACGACCCACGTTTTAAGACAGCATTAACAGTAGATGTTAATCCATATAGTATCAAAAAGAATGCAAAAGCGTTCGGCTGGCTCACAACTAGAGCTGGTATTCCTCCAACAGCAAAGCCATCAGGCAAAATCTCTTAAGTTTCCATATTATGGTATTTTGATAAATACTACATCAAACGGGATCCCATATGAAAATCAGTCAAATTATCCAAGAAACAAGTACAACAGCAGGTTCAATAGCACCTACAGAACACGGTTTCGTCAAAATGCAAAGTCGTAACCCAAGTGTTTACGGTGGCAATAAAGTAGGCAACCTACTTAAAGGTAAGAAAACTAGCAAGCCATTTGCTAATAGCTTAAACGAAGCCGCAATGAAAGATTTAGCGTATGACTTACAGACTATGAAGCCAGCTGAATTTCAAAAGAAATACGGTAAAACTAGAGAAGAAATGAAAGCTTCTATGAGCAAGCAACCTCAAAAGCCAACTCCACCAGTCAATGAAGCTGACTTAAGCGAACAAGACTTAATCGTTGTGCCAGGTCAAGGGCGTAGTGTAAAGACAGGTTTTATATCACACGATAAAGATAGAACAGACCACGAAGTAGAAATGGCTGTGAGTGATTTATTCAGTGCAGGTAAGAACGCTGAGAAAATCTATAACATCGTAAGAAGTGTTAGTGAAGAAGAAGGCTTAGAAGGCTGGGTACAAGAAAAGATTATCAAAGCCAATGACTATCTAAACACAGTACGTGAATACCTAGAAGGTAAACAACTACGAAGTGTTACAGAAAACAATCAAAGAGGTGACTCACTTGTTACTGACGCATTAAAAATAATGCGTGGTGCAGAAGTAGGTGATGCTGTAAAGGCACTAAAGACTGTACTAGGAGATAGAGAATACAATAGCCGTCGTGGTTTTTATAATTTCTATATTAGGCAAATGATTGATGCATATAGTAAGCAAGGTGCTACTGAAAGTTTAGGCACTACTGGTGCTATGACTAATGGTGAGATGGGTGAAAGTCAACTTGACGAGTTAAGCCCGCAAGCATTAGGAAGTTATGTAAAATCAGCAGCCGGTGATATGGCAAACCGTAAAGGTAATACACAGTTTCAAAAAGGTGCTAGGGTAGCTACATCTGCATTCAATTCAAAATTACCTGCAAGTCGTTTTGAGAAAGATGCTAAGATTGAAAAACGTCAGGCTGGTATTGACCGTGCAGTAGATAAAATAACTAGTAAAAAGTAATATGAGCAAAATTCTTAAAGGTCTAAACGAAGTCAACCCACATAACTACGACAGTGATTGGGATTACCAAAATGCCGTTGCTAGTAGTGGCAGAAGTCGTTCCAGCTATCGTTCACAAGAAGATGATACATTTGATGACGATGTTGCATACTCTAAAAAGATGTATCAACTAAGCCAAAAACAAAAACGTGATGCAGACCATGATAGATTAGCAACTGGTACTAATGAAGGTATAGATGATCCATGGGGAGATCAAGGTAACTTTGCAGGTGATAAGCCGGTTAATCTTGGTGGTGTTTCTATTAAAAATATACAGACTGGTGACACCGTTAAGTATTTTGGACAACCATCAAAAGTAGTTGCTATGAGTAAGGATCGTAAATATTCTCGCATCACAATTTCAAAAGGTATAGGTGAAGTTACGCAAGATGTATTAACAAGTGACTTACAACAATTAGGTCAAGGTGTTAGTGAAGAACAACTTGATGAAATCTCTAATGAGAAATTAAGTCAATATAAAACAGCGGCGGCATTAGATGCAGGTAAAGCTGATTTAGCAGGTGACTATAAGAAAGCTGATAAACGTTTCAGTGGTATTGTTAAAGCAACTAAGAAACAGTTTGCCAATGATACAAAAACTGTCAAAGAAGATATCAATGTTGTATATAAAAAAGCTAAATCATTAATAACACAATTAGATGAAAATACACAACAAAGAGTTATTAATGCATTAACAAAAAATATAGATGATGAAGAACAAAAAACATTCAAATCTACTTACCCTAGAGTAAACAATCCTCAAATATTAGGAACAAAAAATAGAGCTAAGTCAGCTTACTATCCACCAAGTAAACCTAATGTAAAGAAGTTAGATAAACCACTGCCAGAAAGTTTGGGTGATGAACTAAAATCTAAATCATTAGAAGCATTACAGCAAGTTAAACAACAACTTGAACAACAACGTATAGCTGATTTAGAGCAGTGGGAAAAAGATTTTAAACAAAATACTGTTTCTAAGTTCACAGCAAGAGAACCTAATTTTAGACAAAGAGCTACATCTACCCCTATGGTAGCAATGCCAGGTGAGAAACATTCTGAACTAAAAGCAAGATTAAGCCAACTTGATAAAGCTATTGAAAAACAAGGTATATTAGATAACTTAGTTCAAAAGCTTGATAAGAAGGGTCTGTTGACACCAAACATTGAAGCCGGTGTTGATACAAGTATGTTAGCACGTGATGGTGCAAGAGATAACTATGTTGAGTTGAATAGAAAACTAGACAAAGCATTAGAGTATGTTAAGAACAGATTATTGACTAACAAAGCCGCATATGCTAAACCAAAAGGTGTTGATGAAGGTTGGAGTCAAAAGTATAAGAGTAGTATCAACTGTAGTCATCCTAAAGGTTTCAGTCAAAAGGCTCATTGTGCTGGTAAGAAAAAGCACAATGAAAGTATTGAAATGGAAATGGTATGTGAAGACTGCGGTATGTGTGAAACACACGTAGACCATACTAATTTAGATGAAGCCTGTTGGAAAGGTTATCACAAAGAGGGTAACAAGAAAATGTTTGGCAAAACATATCCTAACTGTGTAAAAAATACTAATGAAGAACAGCTAGATGAAAAATGTTGGGATACGCATAAGCAAGTAGGTATGAAAAGTAAGGGCGGTAAACAAGTTCCCAACTGTGTGCCAAAAGAAAGTGTAGAAGAAGGGGAGGTTATTCCAATGCAACCTCGTAATCCTTTGAATAAAAACCTCATCATACAACTTAAAGCATTAAGTGAAACTGCATTAGAAATATTTTGGGAAGGTTCTTATGTACCAACAGCCGCACAAGGGCAAATGGCACAATTAAGTCAACAAGAACAAACTAAAATATTTAATCAAAATGTAGCACAATTTAAAGCACTTGGTTATGAAACTTCTATATTTGAAGATGACATGGATATTTTATTTTTACATTCTATTGCAAGAGAAGCATGGTATGACTCTAAAAAACCAATGAGTAAATATCGCGGATTACCTGACTTAGAGTATAATAGTGACACTAACAGCTTAAAAATTATTGATTTAATTGGCGATGACGATGAAGGTATTGTGTATGATAAGAATGTATATGAGCAAGATATAACGGAAGAAAAATGTCCACATTGTAATGGCCCAATGTTCAGTGAAATGATAATGAACGAAAAGAAAGATGCTTGCTACTATAAAGTAAAGAGCCGTTATAAAGTATGGCCAAGTGCTTATGCCAGTGGTGCATTAGTAAAGTGTCGTAAAAAAGGTGCAAGCAATTGGGGCAACGGTGGAAAGAAAAATGAAAGTTCTATACTAGAAGGTATTGAACAAGCGGATGAAAGTTTGCACGATTGGTTCAATAAAGAAAAATGGGTTCGTATGGATACTAAAGGCAATATTAAAGGTCCTTGTGCTAGAGAACCCGGAGAAGGTAAACCAAAATGTTTGCCACAAGCAAAAGCTCACAGTCTAGGTAAAAAAGGTCGTGCTAGTGCCGCTCAACGTAAGCGTAGAGAAGATCCTAATCCAGAACGTAGTGGTAAAGCTATCAATGTTAATACAAAGAAAAACTCTAATGAAAATGTAGACGAGAATTGGAAACAGAAATTAGGTGCGGCTGCATTAACCGGGGCAATGGCACTAGGAGCAGCCGGCGCTAATGCTAGAGTTACACCCGGTGATGATCCTAATATTAATCGTTTAACAGGCAAACCCAATATCACACAACCTGTACAAACTCAAACTCCTACAAAAGCAGAAGCACCAAAAGGCTTTAGTAAAGAATATCTACAGAGCGTGGTAAATGGCACACATCCAAGACCTATGATTAGTGTTGAGAAAGCACAAGAACTATTAAAGCAAGGACAATAATGTTATCAGATAATCTAAAAGTACTATTAGCTAGTACACAAAGCTTTGCTATCAAAAGCCAGAACTTTCATTGGAATGTTGAAGGCAGCAACTTTCCACAATATCACGACTTCTTTAATACATTGTACGAAGATGTAAATGCTACTATTGACCCTATTGCTGAATATATCAGAATATTAGGTTCGTATACGCCCGGAAGTTTAACAAGATACGCAGAACTATCAATCATTGAAGACCAAATTAAAATCCCACGTGCTGAACTAATGTTTGCTGAATCATTACAAGACTGTGAATTAATGCTTAAGTTAGTAACAGCAATGTTTGATGAGGCAGCTAGTGAGAATCAACACGGTATCGAAAACTATATGGCCGAACTACAAGATTTGTACGGCAAGAAAGCTTGGTTCATTCGTTCTATATTAAAACGAGAACGTGAGTAATGCGAGCGAATGAGTTTTTAAACGAACTATTCCAGCAAGGTAAAAAGAACTGGGAATGGAAATTTCGCGGCGGTGAAGAAGCTAGAGCAAACTTTACAGTAGGCGATAGAACTTATCATTGGCAAGCGTTTTCCCGCAATGCCAATCCTAAGAAATGGGAAGTTCAGTTTATGATGGGTAGAAAAGATACTGATCCACAGGAAATGGATATTTGGGGCACAACAGGTACAGGTAATTCAGCCGAAGTATTGTCTACCGCGGTTGATATTACCCGCGAGTTCTTACAAAAATATGGTCTTGATAAAGTAGAAGAAATAACATTCAATGCCAAAGAAGATAGTCGCATTGGATTATATGCTAAGATGATTAAGCGTTTATTACCTGATTGGGACTTATATAGCAAAAAAGATCCACACGATGGAATGATTTTTACACTAACTGACCGTAGAGCATACGACAAGCCTGAAAATAAACTTAGTGAAAATGAACAACTGAATGAACGTGCAACTAGTGTAGTATTTCATTACACTAGTACCGGTGCCGCATTAAAGATTCTACAATCAGGCAACTTTGAACTTGCAAGTGTAACAGGTAATCCAAGCGAAGAAGATTATGCACCAAAAGGTTATCCATACTTTTTAAGTTTAACACGCACACCAACCGGTGACTATCATAGATATGTTGGTACTGGTGGTGTAATGTTTAAAATGAACGGTGATTGGTTCAACAGTAGATACATTGTTAAGCCAATAGACTATTGGAATAGTGCTTGGTTAAAAAGTGATGGCACAAGAACACGTGAATCAGAAGATAGAGTATTCAGCAAAGAGCCAAGTATACCAATGACACCTGTTACAGAGATACATATCTTACTAAAAGAACAAAATGAATATCGTAGCCCACAAACACGACAGCTAATGATAACAGCTAAAAAAAGAGATATACCAGTATATCTTTATACAGATGAAAAAGCTTGGAGATTGTTAGATACACGCAAGAGTGTTCAGCCAAGCCAAGCTAAAGATGTATTGAAGGGTCAACCAACTAGAGGTTCTACTCGCAAGCCAACAGACTTTGTTAAGCCTTGGATTGAGTTGATTGAAAAAGACAAAGAGGAATACTTAAGCGATAGAGCTAAGAGACAACTAAAGAACCTGTTATGGTATCACGATACAACAGGCGATCATAACATAGGTGTTGATTTAAGTAACGCACGTAAGCCAGACGCAGGAGATAGAGCTAGTGCCGTGAAGTTGATTAAATATATGAACGACAATGGTTTTAAGAACACAATAGAGTTGAAAAACTATATATACGATAAATGGAATAAGTTAAAAAAATGAGAGCACTAGACTTTATAATATTAGAAACAGAAGTACTTGACGAAGTAGCGATGAATCCTACACGACTAAAGCAAGAAGCTGCCAAGACTGGTGCTCAGGCTGGTATGGAATTTGAGATGATTGTTCCAAACGTTAAACAAGAAGAAGGTGACGGGGATCCAGAAGCTGATTATGATAGTGATGAGAGTTCCGGTAGTATCCAAAACATACGCAACTTTTTTTATGACCGTAACTACAATGGTCTTAGAGAAGTAGAAAGTTTAGTTGATGAACTAACTCAATCTTATCTCGAATGGGCTGATGAAAGACGTAGCGAACAATGGGATAGTGAAGGTAAAGATTATCTACGTGAATATATTGAAAGTGAAGGCGAGTTTGATGAAGATGCCGCACTAGATGAGGCTTATGACCAGTTAGGCTTAACAGATGAACAAAAAGAAGCGGCAAACAAAGCCGGCGCAAAAACAACTAAACTAAAAGACAAAGAAAATAACGAAGATTGGAAACACTGGAAAGAAGCTACTGATATGGTAGAAGAAAAGCGTGACCAATTTGTTGAAGAAGAATGGGACAATCAAGAAAGATTGTATGACAATGCACGTGAAAAGTGGATGGATGAAACTGACTGGCCAGACGAAAGCGATTGGTTAGAAAGTGAAGGTCTTTATACAATGCAAGACGTTGAAAGTAACTATGATATTAGTTGGCCACATTGGTATTATCCCGATAACGGTGGTGAGTTAAGCGTTGATGATATTGGTGATGAGTTTAGCAGAATGATTGGTAAGCCAGTCAATACAAGCGAACGTTATCACGGTGCTCGCAGAGAAGCAGGTCACTATGTTGTTGAGCCTGATGGTAGCTTAGAGCCTGACGATTCCAGTGATGGTGGATTAGAGTTCGTATCTCCACCAATGCCCATAGATGAAATGATAAGTGACTTTAACAAAGTTGTTGCTTGGGCGAAAGATAAAGGTTGCTACACGAATGATAGCACTGGATTACATATTAATGTAAGTGTACCTGACTTTAGTAGAGAAAAACTTGACTATGTTAAGTTAGCATTATTGTTAGGTGACGAATATATATTGAAAGAGTTTGACCGTGAAGGTAACACTTTTTGTAAGAGTGCTTTGAAACAAGTTAAAGATAACATTAGACAAAATCCAGATAGTGCTAAAAAGTTGTTAGATGGAATGAAAGAAGGACTAAGTGATATCGCTAGCAAACTAGTTCATAGTGGTGCAACACACAAATACACAAGTATCAATACCAAAGACGGCTACATTGAGTTTCGTAGTCCCGGTGGTGATTGGTTAGATGCTGATATCCCTAAGATTGAAAACACGTTGTTACGATTTGTAGTAGCATTAGATGCCGCAGTTGATCCACAGAAATATAGAAAAGAATATCTAACAAAACTTTATAAGTTATTAGCACCAAGTAAAGATAGTACCGACACTATTCAATACTTTGCTAAGTATGCCGCAGGTGAGTTACCTAAGGCTGCATTGCGTAGCTTTGTTCAGCAAGCACAACTAGAACGCAAGTTGAAGAAAGATACTACCGGCGGCAAAAAATATTGGTGGAGTGTTCGTAGTCCTGGTGGTACTGCTAGTATAGAAGTTGTTGCCTTATCTAAAGAAGAAGCAAGAGAAAAAGCCATTGGTGGTTATCCAAATTGGGCTGACTATCGAAGTTCATTGGTTGCCAAGCCATTGCGTCCGTATGAAAGGGACGACAGTAGTGAACCAAAGTATGAAATATTCAATTTGGATACTAACCGAAAGGTAGAAGATGCTGAAGGCATTACCAATGATAGAGAAGCATTGATTCGTCTAAATGATTACCTTGAACACGGACCACATAGACTACAACCATTCCAAGCAAGAGATATGTTTGGTATAAGACGTGTTGGTGATAGTGAGCCTATATTAGCACAACCTATTCGTGCTACAGGTGGTGAAACACAAGATTACAAACTATACAGAACAGCAGACCAAAGTATAGTTTATACATTCCAAGCTACATCAGTTGAAGAAGCAAGAGAAAAAGCTCAAGCTTGGTTGTTACAACAAGGTATTGATAGAAGAGGTTATGGTCTATCACGTATGGATCAACCAGCACCCGCACCAGGTAGCACAACTGATATACAACAACAACGTGCAGCCGGTGGCTTTACTGGTGCTTGGAAAGTGTTAGCTGATGGACAAGAAGTACATCGCTTTAGTGGAGTAGGTAACGTTCAACGTGATGCTAATCGTGTAGCTATTCAATGGCTAAGAGACAATGGGTACGATCAAGGTACAGACATTGAAGTATTACCTATAATGAGCTAATATGAGAGCAACAGAGTTTATTAATAAGGAAATACCTTTTGCAGACGGGTATTTAGTTGTGAGCAAACACTTTATTAATGATAGAAGTGATGGTTCTGAACGTAACATTCCCATAGAAAAAGTCCTTCGAGTATTACATAAGTTAGAAACTAGACGTGGACATGAACTAATGAAAATGCCATATATTACTTTTGTAGTTAAAACTACTGATTTAGGAGTAGCTATAGCCAAGCAAAAAGATAATTATGGTGAAAATGCATATGTTGTATTAACCGCACATCCTACATTGCAAGTATCCTCAGATGAGGATGTATTTTATTTAGAAGAACAAGAAAATCCTAAAGTAGATTTAACACCCAACTATCCTAACTATCAAGTGTTAGTAGGTGAGTTCTTGGGTGTAAAGAAGAACAGATATATCTTTCAAATAGTTGCCGCAGAACTAAAGCCTGGCCAAGGTGCTACTGAGAAAATAGTTAAATCAATAACAAACAAGACACCGTTTGGTATTGATATTGAAAGAGTAAAGAATCGTAAGGTAATATGATAAAAATGAAAAAAATAATAATATTAGTAATTCTAACATTAACTAGTGTTGCATTTGCACAAAAGCAAAAGCCAATGAACATCTATGATTTTCCTATCACTAGGATTATTGATGGGGATACTGTTGCATTTCAAGCAACATTCTTACCTCCACCTTTAAAACAAGAACTAAGTATTCGTGTATTTGGTGTTGATACACCTGAAAAAGGTCATAGAGCAATGTGCCCAAGCGAAGACCAACGTGGTCAAGCCGCTACTGCATTTACAAAGAATGCTATCAGTAAAGCACAAAAACGTCAAGTAGCTATCGCTGATTGGGATAAATACGGTGGTCGTGTATTAGGTGATATATTACTTGATGGACAAAGTTTAAGAATGATGCTAATACAAAACGGATTTGCAAGAGAATACTACGGAGAAGCCAAACAAAGTTGGTGTAATTAAACTACTTTTAGAGATTTTTGATAAATACATGTATAATAAAGGAACTTTTATATGACAAAAACATTTACTACTCCAATTCCAGATGATGCAGGAAGAATGCACACATTTGTATACGAAGTTGATAAATTTTTACCACTAAACGATTGGTTATCAGCTACCAAAACTAAAGAAGAATATGATTATTGGCTTGCTAATGACAGTGTTGGTAACCACACTGATATTGGTTCTGATTATTATGCAGAATGGTTAGTATCTCAAAAATTAATACATACGATTAAACGTACCGATGGTACTGAAATTGTTAACGACTATCACGAATATCTATAATATATTAAATGCGGTTTAGTCAGATTGTATTAGAGTCGCCTGCCAATGAGCTAGCAAAGAAACTTCCTAGCTTAGAAAAGCACGACTATAATACAATCGACAGGCTAATGAGAAGAATCGCTAGTAAACATAAAATTACTGGTAAAGCATTACATGATTTATTTGTCAAAAAATATCATCGTAACCCTGACAGTTGGATTAAAAATAAACTAGATGAGGCTGGTGAAAATGAACTACAACGAGAAGTTGATATGTTTGTTCAGTGGGCCTCCAAAATATTACATTTAAAATCTACTCCATCTATTGAATTAAGTATGGATACCGAAGAGGCTCAAACTAATCATCATACCGGTGGTCATCAAATGGGTACTGATAATATTTGGGTCTATGCTAAAAATCGTAACCTTGTAGATATACTACGTACAGTATTCCATGAATTAGTACATGTCCGTCAAGGTGAACTAAATATGATTGAACCCGGGGATAGTTATCCCGGTAGCCCAATTGAAGCAATGGCAGATATGCTTGCAGGAAAATATATCAAAATTTATGGAGAAAAAAATAACCATATCTTTCAATAAAAATGTTAATATATAAATTTAATAATGACCAAACAAATGTTTATATAAAAATAAAATTATTGAATAATTCATTCGTATCTAATTGGAAAGATTATGTTACACGTACTTCAAAACGTCTCCCACATTTAGATTGGTCTTTTCATCCACATCATGTAACACAACAGCTTGTTACTAATGTAAATTATAGATTTTTTATATTTAATATCCTTAAATCATTTATATTATTAGGTAAACACTATCAAATTGATTATAGTGCAGAAATAATAGAACTTAAATCTTTATTAATTGATTATAGTAATCTTACTCAACATCATTTAAACAAGTGGCATAGACACTTTACATCACTGGCAAAATTATTAAATCCCTTTGTATCCTCTACTACATTTACCGACACACCAATAGATAAAATACATCATGCAATACATGAATTAAACAATAATTCACATCTACTAGAAACATTAACATATCCAAAATTATCTAGGATAAACAAACTAGTTCCTAACCAAATGTATTATGGGTTACATGCCGCATCTACTAGTCATTTAGAAGATAACGAGGCAATATGGGGAACAGAGACAGTAGAATATATAACTGAAGAATTTGATTTTAGCGTACAATCATATAATCATAATGTTTGGATAACTGATGATATTTTGGGTAAGGATCATTTTAAATGTTGGTTTGAAGAAGATGACCCTAGTAATGATGATATTGGCGGTAACAATTTAATGACTCCCAATATTACATTTGACCCTAATAAAATATTTACAAAAACAATAGAAGATCCTGAATTTCAACAATTTGTAATCAATTCAAATAAAAAACTCAATCGATATCCAATAGGTGACATAGAAAATATTGATGAAATAGATTGGAATAATATAACCAATCTTAAATTAAAAAGTATAGAGTTAGATGGTTCTATATTATGGAAATATGAATGACCGTCATATCTTTCAATAAAGATTAATCTATGCTATAATGCATAGATGATTAAGCTAACAGTTCCCTTACCCAAAAGTATTACAATCGCATGTAGCGGTGGTGTAGATAGTATGGCAGTAGTTGACTTTCTAAGTCGCAAGCACGAAGTAACGATTGCCCATTTTAATCACAGAACACAAAACGGTGAAAAAGCCAGTGAGTTTGTTTCTAGGTATTGCGGTGATAACAATATTCCTATGTTGTACGGATCACCTCGTAGTCAAAAAGGTAGCAAAGAATCACAGGAAGAATACTGGCGTAGAGAACGCTATGAATTTTTAAGTGAGCTTGGTCCAGTCATTACTTGTCATCATTTGGATGATTGTGTTGAAACATATATTTGGTCAGCATTACACGGCACACCCAAAGTCATTCCATTAACACGCAACAATGTAATCAGACCATTTTTAACTACACGCAAACAAGAGTTTATCTATTGGTGCGAAAGCCATAATGTGCCTTGGATTGAAGATGAATCAAACAAAAATTCACGCTATACCCGTAATTACATTCGCAATGAATTGATGCCACACGCATTACGAGTCAACCCAGGCTTACATACTTTGGTCAAAAAGATTGTCGAAGGTAAGCAAAATACTTGACTTCTCTACGCAAGCCAAGTATACTAACTAATTATTTAAGGAGAACCTATGTCAGATTATAACAGAACCTTTAACGGTGAAGCAAAGATTAAGCTAACTCAACTAGTCAATGAGGGTATGACTGTACTACACGAAATTGACACATTGAATGGTGGACTAAACGACACTATTAAAGCAGTTGCAGAAGAACTTGAAATCAAGGCTTCTACATTGAAGAAAGCAATTAAGATTGCTCACAAGGCAAGTCTCGGTCAGACTAACAAAGACCACGATGAACTCAACACTATCTTGGAAACTGTGGGCAAAACACTTTGAGTTACGTTGACGCTATTCACAGCAGGGATGAGGATCGTATCTACGTAGTAGAACGGGATAATAACGGCAAGCGTCAATACAAAGAATATCCCACTAACTATGTATTGTATTATCCTGACCCTAAGGGTAAACATCGTAGTATCTATGGCGATCCAGTCAGTCGTTTCAGTACTCGAAAACGACAAGAGTTTGAAAAAGAAAGACGCATTCATTCAGGTAAGAAATTATTTGAAAGTGATGTTAACGTAGTCTTTCGCTGTCTAAGTGAAAACTATCTTAAAGTTGATGCTCCTAAACTTCATACTTGCTTCTTTGACATTGAGGTAGACTTTGATCCTGAGAAGGGTTTCAGTCCTACTAGCGATCCATTCAATCCTGTAACTGCTATCAGTTGTTACTTAGATTGGCTAGACCAATGCATTACACTAGTGATTGCTCCTAAACATATGTCTAGTGAAACAGCCCAAGAAATCACTAATGAATTTGAAAACACAATGCTATTCAAATCAGAGAAGGAAATGTTTGATGTTTTCTTTCAACTCATTGAAGATGCAGATGTATTGACTGGCTGGAACTCAGAGGGCTATGATATTCCCTATATGGTCAATCGTGTTACTAGAGTGATGAGTAAAGATGACACACGCAAGTTTTGCTTGATGGGTCAACTTCCTAAAGCTAGAGAATACGAACGATTCGGTAAGAGTGAAACAACTTATGACTTAGTAGGTCGTATTCACTTGGACTATTTACAGTTGTACAAAAAGTATAACTATGAATCTCGTCACAGTTATAAACTTGACTCTATCGGTGAGATGGAAGTCGGTGAAAACAAAACACAATATGAAGGTACGCTTGACCAACTGTATAACAAAGACTTTAAAAAGTTCATTGAATACAATAGACAAGATACAATGTTGTTAGTGAAGATTCACAACAAACTTAAGTTTTTAGAATTAGCTAATCAACTTGCACACGAAAACACAGTACTGCTTCCAACAGTAATGGGTTCAGTAGCAATGATTGAGATGGCTATTTTTAATGAGGCTCACGAACGTGGGTTAGTTGTTCCAGATAAAAAACGAAAGGTTGAAAATGAAGAAGAAATCCAGCAAGCGGCAGGTGCCTTTGTTGCTACGCCGAAAAGAGGAATGCACGAATATGTCGGGGCAGTTGACATTAACTCGCTCTATCCCTCGGTTATTCGTGCCCTCAACATGGGTGGAGAGACCATCGTTGCTCAAATCAGACAGACAATCACAGACCAGTATATGAAAGACAAGGGCCTTCGACTAGCAAGTGAGAAGAAACGCTATAAAGAAGGTGACGATGATGTGACTGGTGCCATACTATGGGAGAATCTGTTCGGTGCATTAGAGTATACTGCGATTATGAACCAAGAACGTGGTACTATGCTTACAGTTGACTTTGAAGATGGTCGTACTGAAGAAATGTCAGCGGCAGAAGTCTGGAAGATGATATTTGATAGTCATAAGCCCTGGATGCTAAGTGCTAATGGTACAATCTTTACTTATGAGAAAGAAGGTGTTGTTCCTGGTCTACTAACACGTTGGTACTCAGACCGTAAAGAAATGCAGAAGAATCTAAAAGAAGCAACTACGACTGAAGATAGAGAATACTGGGATAAGCGACAACTTGTTCGTAAGATTTTATTGAATTCAGCGTATGGTGCATTGTTGAATGAACATTGTAGGTTCTATGATAAACGTATAGGTCAAAGTGTTACACTAAGCGGTCGTCAAATTGTTCGTCATATGATGAGTACCATCAACGAATCAGTTGAGGGCACGTATTCACACGAAGGCAATGCAATTGTATATGGTGATACTGATAGTTGTTACTTCACTGCTTATCCCACACTGAAGCCACAGATTGATAAAGGTGAGTTAGTATGGGACAAAGAACTCTGTATCGGATTGTATGATAGTATTGCAGACCAAGCTAATGAAAGTTTCCCATCATTTATGGAGAAGGCATTTCACGCACCTCGTAAGAATGGTGAAATCATTAAAGCTGGTCGTGAACTAATTGGTGATCGTGCTATCTTTATTGTTAAGAAACGTTATGCTATTAACATCTTTGACAAAGAAGGTAAGCGTAAAGATAAAGATGGTAAGCTTGGTGATATCAAAGCTATGGGTCTTGACTTGAAACGTGCTGATACTCCTAAATACATACAAGAATTTTTAATGAATGTATTGCAAATGATTCTGCAAGAAGGTAAAGGTCGTGATGAGGTCATTGAAGCTATCAAAGACTTTAAACGAGTATTAACTGCACAAGACAGTTGGACTAAAGGTTCTCCTAAAGGTGTTAACAAACTTACAATGTACGGTGATTTAGAAGCTAAGAGCAGTACTGGTCGTGCAAATATGCCCGGTCACGTAAGAGCGGCATTAAACTACAACTACTTGCGTAGAGTAAACAGCGACAACTATAGTCAGAAGATTATTGATGGTATGAAGGTAGTGGTATGCAAACTTAAACCTAATCCATTAGGCTTTACCAGTATCGCATATCCTGTTGACGAATTACGATTACCAAAATGGTTCACAGAGTTACCATTCGATGACCAAGCAATGGAACAAACATTGGTTGATGAAAAGATTGATAACTTGTTGGGAGTACTTGGTTGGGATATTCGTAGTAGTACAGATACGAATAGTACATTTGATGATTTATTCAGCTTCGGGTAAATTGCTATTGCATTACGCAATAAAATATAATATAATATACAACATAAACTGCCTAAATAGGTATACAAAGGAAAAACATGAAAGATTATTTACAAGATTTAATTACACACACAAACGGTCTAGGTGATGTAGACTTAATTAAAGTTTCAGGTACTGATACCGAGACAACTATCAACGCAATTTCAGAAAAGAAAACTGTTATTGTATCAGGAGTATTGAATAGCCCAATAGCTGATTTCATCGGTGTGTTCGGTATGCCTAACTTAACTAAACTCAAAACTATTCTAGGTTTTGATGACTACGATGAACACGCTAAAATTTCTGTATTACGCACTAATCGTGATGGTGTTGATGTACCTAGTACTATTCACTTTGAAACAAAAGACGGTTCATTTGTTAATGACTATCGCTTGATGACTAAATCAATCGTTGAAGAAAAAGTTAAAAGTGTTACATTCAAGGGTACTACTTGGAATGTTGAGTTTGAGCCTACTATCGCAGGCATTCAACGACTAAAGAAACAAGCAAGTGCTAATAGTGAAGAAGAACATTTTACATTCACAACAGTTAATGGTGACTTGAAGGTTAACTTTGGTGATCCATCAACTCACAGTGGTAACTTTGTATTTCAACCGGGTGTTACTGGTTCATTAAACAAAGCTTGGAATTGGCCAGTTAAAGTGTTCTTAGCTATTATGGACTTGCCGGGTGACAAGAAAGTTCGTATTGCTGATGCAGGTGCTACTGAGATTACAGTAGATTCAGGTCTGGCTACATATACATATCTATTGCCAGCTAACGCAAAATAATGGAACAAGACAATCTATCACAAAAACAAAACCCTGATTGGGCATTGTTCTTACCTGCAGTCAGTAGTTTTTATATTGCTGGCTTGGGTAAACAACGTAAAGGTGAACAGTACTTTGATCCTGCACGTATCCCTGCACAATTTAATGGTGATGTAGAAAAACTAAACTTCTTAAATAGTAGTGAAGGTCTCTATTATTACAAATGGGGCTTGTACAGTGCTGGTCACGCAAACTTAGATACTACTAAAAACGATCCTAGTGAAAGTATCATTAGAGAACGTGAATCTGGCACGTTTATGTTAGGTGACAGTGGTGGATTTCAGATTCTTAAAGGTCAATGGCCTGCTGATTGGAAAGATCCTAACTGCCCTAAAGCTATGATAAAGCGTAAAGCGGTGTTGAACTGGATGGATACATATATGGACTATGGTATGGTCCTTGATATTCCTTCACAATCATTAACTACCTTTCATATGAAAGATAAGAATGGTGTCAGTCTTCACGGTATCAGTACTATTGAAGAAGCTATTAGTGCTACCCATATCAATAACGAATACTTCATTAAGAATCGTAATGGTAAATGTAAGTTTTTAAATGTATTACAAGGTCGTACACATAAACAAAGTGACGATTGGTATGCTGAAATGAAAAAGTATTGTGATCCAAATCAGTATCCAGACAATCATTTTAATGGTTGGGCATTCGGTGGTCAGAATAAGATTGATGTTCATTTGATGCTAACACGAATGGTTGATATTATCTATGATGGTTTACTGGTAGAAGGTAAACACGATTTGATTCACTGTTTGGGTACAAGTATCTTAGAGTATGCTGTATTGTTTACTGATATTCAGAAAGCTATTCGCAAGTATCATAACCCTAAACTACAAATTACATTTGACTGTGCAAGCCCATTCTTTAGTGCGGCTAAAGGTTTAGCATATTTTAATACAAGTATTGAGCATAATAAAAAATGGTCATACAGTATGGAAAAGACTGCTGAAAAGAAAAGTTATGCTAATGATAATCGTAAATATCGTGATGCTGTACTAGCTGAAGGCATCCATAAAGTCTTTACAGACAGTCCAGTAACTGATAAACTGTTACTTAAGGACTTGTGCTATAGAGGTCAAGGATTCATTGGTCAACATGGTAAAGAAACTAAAACAAGCTGGGATACGTTGAGTTATACATTGATTCAAAGTCATAATGTATGGATGCATATGAACGCTGTGCAGGAAGCTAATCGTCAATATGAAAGGGGCGTTGTACCTAAGATGTTGATGAATGAACAATTTGAACGTGTTTTGTTTAAAGATGTGATTGATGAAATTTTCAGTAAGAAAACAAAACAGGAATCTATTGATTTAATTAATCAAAACAGTAGATTGTGGATGCAATTTCAATCAGGTAGTCAAGGTATTAGTGGTAAGAAAACTATGAATGCACTAACAATGTTTGATGAATTGTTTGATGTACAAGACGAACCAGAGTTCGAAGAAGTCATTGAAGATAGCGATGATGAAATTTCTAAAATATTAGGAGAATAATATGCCATATAAAAATCGTATTAAAACACTAGAAGAATCAATTAGATTATTAGACAATCAAATTTTTCAATTAGAAAAAAACGGATCAACAGATATTAAAAAAATATCCGAGTTAAAAGAAACTAAGGATAAATATTTTACTGATTTGCGATTAATGAATAGAGTGCAATGGGATCATGACCATAACACGGTAGACTTAGGAGATGATAGATGAACGAACAACATATACAAGCACTAGCTGAAAAACGTCAGCGAATTAAAGACAAAGCAGTACGTACAATTTTTGTGCGTTTTCAAAAAGAAGGTATTCATAAATACCCAGCGGCAGCAACAGACCCTAACTTGGCAACAGGTGATGAGTATGATGTTAGCTTTCTAGCAACTCCGCATAGACACATCTTTCACTTTGAAGTGTCTATTGAAGTATTTCACAACGACCGTGATATTGAGTTTATTCAATTCAAAAGATGGTTAGAGAATCAATATTCTCAAGGCATTCTTCAATTGGATTACAAAAGTTGTGAAATGATTAGTGATGACCTCTATGATGTTATCGCAACTCGATATCCAGATCGTAATATCGTTATTCAAGTATCGGAAGATAATGAAAACGGTGCTACGATTGTTTACAATACTTATAAACCCTCTCTTTCAATCGCTATTTAAAGGAATTATTAAAATGGCAAAACAACAACAATCTAATCCACGTGTTCAACAACTGTTTGAGGACCTAGAAGGCTATCTAGCTTTCTGTCAGGACTATGGATACAAATACGATGAGGCAACACTATATGATATGCGTGTTTTTGCATATCGTCAATATAGCAAAGCCTGTACAGGTAAATGGGCTAAGGATCAGTGGGCAGAGGATATGCGCCCATGAAAGTAGTATTAATTACAGGTGGATTTGATCCACTACACAGCGGACATATCGCATACATTAATGCGGCTAAAAAATTAGGAGATATGTTAGTCATCGGACTTAATAGCGATGCTTGGTTATCTCGCAAAAAAGGTAGACCATTCTTGCCATTAGGTGAGCGAGTAGCAGTAACTTCAGCATTAGACACACCTAATGCATTATTGTTATTTGATGATAGTGATGACACTGCCAAAGATGCTATTAGACAAATCAGAGAAAACTATCCGGAAGCAACTATTGTGTTTGCTAATGGTGGTGATAGAACCAGTGACAACATTCCAGAAATGGATATCGATGATAATAACATTGAATTCGTTTTTGGTGTAGGCGGAGAAGACAAGGTAAATTCTAGTAGTTGGATTCTCGACACTTGGAAAGCACCCAAAACAGAACGTGAGTGGGGATACTATCGTGTATTGCATGAGGTAGATGGTACTAAAGTAAAAGAACTTACAGTAGAACCAAAACAATCTCTTAGTATGCAAAAACATGCCAAACGTAGTGAACACTGGATCGTTACTGAAGGTAAGTGTAAGATACGTAGATATGCCGAAACGGGTGAATTGACCGAGACAATTCTAACTAAACATGATACAATTACTATTAAACCTGATGAGTGGCATCAGTTAACTAACACATTTAGTAAACCTTGTAAAATCGTTGAGATTCAATATGGTAAGAAATGTGTAGAAGAAGATATCAAACGACAAAATGCATAAACTATTTTACATGGGCCTAGAGCCTTACAAAGCACGATACACATTACAGTTGCAAGACTGGAATGAAAGTGTATTTAAACGTAGGGGCATTAACTATGTTATTGTCCCGGGCGAAACATTAAGTAATGACCAAGCTATCGTTACGGGACAAGTGTTGGATGCACATGGTCGCACATACTTTGGTATGAGTCAACTTATGAATCTTGTTAAGATGATGAAGCAAGGCGATGTAGGCGCAGGTGATATAGTTTATTTTGAAGATATGTTTCAGCCCGGAATTGAGTCATTGCCTTACATTATGAAACAGATTCCGATCACAAGTCGTCCTAAGATTTTTGTTCGCTGTCTAGCACAAAGTATTGATCCTGATGATTTCGTACACGTATGGGGTATGAGTGAATTCATGGGTCACTATGAGAAGATGGTTGATTCATTCGCTGATGGTGTACTTGCTAGTAATGAAGAAATGGTAATGCATATGAAGATTGCGGGTTGGCGTGCTCCGATCTACAATATCTCAGGCTTAGCATTTGGTAAAGAAGAAGTACGAGGTCGTATCAATAATAACATCAAGCCTTTTGATGAACGAAAGATGCGTATTGCATTCTCAGCACGTTGGGATCAAGAAAAACAACCTGATTTCTATATGGATGTGATTGAAGAATTCTTTAACCGTTATGGTATGAAGGATCGTCATGGTGTATATCGTAGTGTAGAGTTCTGTGTGTTTAGTGGTAGTAAATTGAAAAGCAATAACGATAGTTATATGAAGCGTACACAAGATATGCAAAATCGTGGTTTGTTAAAAGTACACGAAGACCTAGATAAAAACGCATACTATGAGTTATTAAATGATACTAGAGTATTGTTTAACTGTGCTTTACAAGACTGGGTAAGTAATACAGTTAGTGAAGCAGATGCATTGGGTTGTAATGTATTGTATCCGGCATATCGCAGTTTCCCAGAAACATTTGCGAATGATTAT